GGATCCATCCCCGCTGCCTTTGCTGCCTCTCTGGCACGTCCTCTCAGTGATGTCGTCTCTCCGGTAGGTTGAGTTGCGAAGTAACCAGGGTCTGCCCCCTGCTGCATCTGTTGATAGCCCCTGAGATATTCACTAAAACTCACCGGGGTACCTTGCACTTGTGCCATCTCAGGTGCCGCAAGAAGATACCTTGCCCTCAGCCTGGCCCCAACGTCCTGGAGCGGAGCACGGGTTTCCCAGAACGGTGCCTGGGTAGCCATAAAGGCTTGCCACTCCTGCGCTGGAGTTCTGAACTCTTCCTGTGGGCCTAGCCATGCAGGCCGTCCCGCTCCCCAGTCATCTGTATATTGGTTCATTTCTGTCCTCCTAGTGTAGTTCCTCGTGGATTTTGTCAGGAACTCCTACGTTACCATTAGGTCCCATTACACTCTGCCCTACATTCCAGGATCGTACTCTGGGTCGAACTGTACGAGCCCCACGCCGGGGATCCCTTCTTCTCCTGGTAAGCCCCAGTCCATACCTGCGGCCATCCCAAAAGGATCTCCGCCACCAGCCCTAGTCACAAAAGTTGTTATCGGATCTCTCGTCGGTAGAGGCATTTGCGCCGCTAACGTTTTCCTATGGTCTTCATCCTCTAGCGCCGCGGTCACTAGCTCTTCTTCGGTAAACATCGGGTCTCTGGAAAGGGCATCACTAAGCCTAAAATATTCGTTAAGAGGTACCGGCATCTGCTCCTGGAATGTTTTCATCTGGTCTCGATCCTCTAGCGCTACAGCGGGATCAAGACCGTCAGCATCACCAGTACCCAAGAGTTCGGCCCCAGTCTCACCAGTCTCTTCCTTTTGAAGAACACGGGCAACCGCATCCTCGGTATCCATTTGGCCGCCAGGCCCCATCATCCGCTTAAATATGTCCGCCTCTGACCATCCAATATTCCTGTAATAGTCCATAACCCTAGATGCGCTACGCAGTATCGCTTGGGAATAGTATCCCATCCCTCCGCCGGTCAGGTTGATGTTTATCAGGGCTAATGTGTTGGAGTTGTTAACTCCGCCGAACAAGGCGTCCATCCAGATATATTTTTGCTCGTCATCTACACTCCACGTTGTAAGATCCGGGTTGTCCTGGTACCGGCTGAGTATATCGACTATCTCCATTGATCTCGCGCGAACGTCAGGATGAGCAAGAACTTCTGCCGGATTGCTAAGGTACACTTGAAGGAATATTGCATACTGATCTTCAAGCGTTTCTCTTGAAGTTGCTACGTCGGCCTCATCCGACAATGGATCCTCAATAGTCTTGATATTGTTCCACAGGCCGCCACCGTACAAGGCAAGAAACATAGCCCTGGTCTGGCTGAACACATTGCCTAGCTGATTTATTACGTCTGATCGCCCCACCCCAGGCTCTGCATACATTCTCTCGTAGAACACTTTTCTAAGATCTTCGCCCCAGTTTATGCCTTCCCCTGGCGTGGATCCCTTCCTCGCGCTCGTGACACTCACTAGCCCCGTATCCCCCACTGCCACATCTTGGCCTTCGGTAGTTACCAAATCCCCTACGCCCGACGTTTCGAGTGTTGACGATGGGCCATACACAAAGTCAGGGTCTTGACCACCGGGAAAATCTTTTTCAAGAAGAGATTCGGTAAGGCTCTCCGCCCCCAACATTGGCACATCTAGGCCACCAGTTCCAAGCAGGCTGGGAAAATCTACATCAACAGTGGACAGTCCAAGCTCTTGAGTAAGAGGCCCCGTAAGATTAAACTCACTCATTATCCGCCTTCTGTAGGCATCTGGATCTCCGCCAAACTTACGCACCCCCTCTGCGAAATCTTTGGACCTTATCCAAGCCATTATCTCGTGAGGGCCATGTCCAACATCGCCATATAAGACACTTAATTGCTTAATAACTTCATCAACCGTCTCGCCATCTTTTATCAGACTATTCATGGCCCTGGTGTCCGGTATGCTTCCCGTTACGGGGTCATCGCCAAACAAAGCTTGATAAGGGTTCATGCCAAACATCGGGTACTGACGCGCCATATCTTTCGCGATGGCTTCGTCTGGGCCTACTAATTGGGTCTGCTGTTGGAACTGTTGGCTTATGTTCTCAAGAACTCCTTTGCCAAAATCAATCGCCTCATTAAGCCCACCTCCTTTCATGGGAGAGCCCAGTTTAACTCCGGCGGCATCATCTGTCTCTTTTTGCTCTGCATCACCGCCCGTCAACTGCTGCAACCACAAGTCAGGCTTAATATCAGGGGCATCGGGCTCCACCGCGGAAGGCATCGCAGCAACATCAGTAGCTGTGGCACCCAACACATTGCCCACTGCCTGCTGTATTTGCTCGCCGATACGTTCGATAAATGTCAATTCGTCCCCTATCGCACCTTCGTTCGCAGTCTGAAGCTCCACGGCTTCCATCGCAAAATTGATCTCGTCTTCTGCTCCTTCGTAGAACTCGTCTGCCATATCGAAGTGGGTGTCCCACCCAGCATAATAGTCGTCCGAGTCCACTCCTTCGTCTGGCGCGGCTGTTAATGCCATAAGAGAAGGATACTCTGCGACAGCCCGTTCCATTTCCTCGGGCAGCAAACCTGGGCCGTAGGGTGTCATCGTAGCGTCAGGATGATCGATCTGGTAGATTGTTTTCTCCACCACCAGATCATCGAACATGCCGTTTTCAAAATCAGCAGCGATAAGCTCTTCATCAAACGGGAATGGGCCTCCTCCAAAATCCGCCTCTATCTGAGCGTCGTTGTAGTTCGTTGCGGCATCGTCAAAGTCAATGTCGTTCTGATACATATCAAAGTAGATAGGCGCAGGTACTCCCTTCCACCAGTTGCCCGCAACCTCAAGTATGCCGTCAAACACTGCCATTTACATACCTCCCTGAGCGCCCGGTCGTGGGGTGCCTGGTGGCACCGCCGGTCCCTGTGGCGGCATGGGCATAGGAGGCGGGACGCCCATCATTGCGTCGGGCATCACCGCTGGATTCATCATTGGTGGCCCTCCTGGAGGTGGCGGTCCCGAGGGGATGGGGCCTAACGGGCCTGCGCCAGGAGGGCCGGGAGGTCCGGGCATTCCAACAGGAGGAGGTGGCGGTCCTGCGGATAAAGCCTCGGCTTCTTGTCGTTTCTTCATAAGGAGCGACATCAGTTCACTGGTGTAGAACTGAACGAGATCGTCCCGTCCCTGCCGTTCTGAGGCAAGGAGGAGACTCCAGAGCGCTGCTTCGGGCAGCATCCTCTCGGCCAGTTGCTCCTTGATAGAATCCTCCATCTGGTCTGCGTCCTGTATCGCAAGGATACGATCCCGTATTGCCCTGTCAGACAGGAGCGGCGTCGGGCCTTCTCGTGCGATCTGTGCCATCGAGAACCGTGTCATGTCGTCCTGTGGCAGTTGTCCCACAAGGTTGACGACGGGTGAGCCCGTGTTCTTCAAGGTGTCTGGGCTTATCTCTTCGGTGAAGTAGATACGATTCCTGTCCATACCCGACACTTCCATCGACTTGAACGATCCTTCTGCGTACTGGTCCGCTATCAAATTGAAGATCATCTGGTACGCCCTCTCCGTTGCGCGGAGGTACTTGTTGATGACGTTCTCCACTCCCTGCCGGAGCGTATTGATCGCAAACCCGGATAGCTGGAACGGCAGTTCTCCGTAAACGGAGTGCGGCACGGAGCCGCGCTGCATCTCTCCTGAGACGAGGCTCATAAAAGCGCCTGTCTCTTTTGCCATCTCAAGCAATCCCAGGGGCTCGACGTTCTCGTTTTGTGCCAGGGATATCTCGGAGCCCTCCAAATAGGGGTCTTCGTCGAGTGATTTCATCCCGTCACGGGATCGAACGATGAGTCCCTGCCGTCGTGACCGTGCGGTCAGCTCAAGAAGTGTGCTCATCATCAGGTTATGCTTCGGATAGAGGTCCCGTGTAGAACGGAACACGGACTCGCCGACATCGGAGATGGTGTCCTGCATCGTGGACTGTGAAAGCGCCACGATATAGGGGTTCGCCCCGACGGGTCCGAGGAAAGCAGGCACCTGATTGGCACCGTGCTGTGTCTGCTTCTTGATAACACGGATTAACGGCGTCGTTGAGGAGCCGTTATGGATAAGGATCGTGTTCATTTCCTTATCGTAGAAGTCGTAGACGTCTATGCCGTCCACGTAGTTCGATGTTTCCCAGTCAATTTTGACATTATACTGAGAAAATATCTGATCTTTGGTCTTCGGAACTCGGTAGCATATCCATTCGAGCCCATCGGGTCCCATACCCCAGTACGTATGGAGCGGATCCCACGGTGTGATGTCCACATATGTGGTTCCGTCCTCCCGTTTGGCGAGAAGGGCTCGTCCTGCGTACCATCCCCGTATTGCTGCGTACCATCCTAGCTGGTCACGCAGTGTTGGAAGCATTAACCGGCAGAGCCGTTCGTCTGCGGCTGCCAAAACACCAATAAGAAACCGTTCTTTCTGGTCGTTCTTCTCGCGAAGCTCCGAATCCGCCCCGTCGTGGGGTATGCGAACGGTCATTTCCGCGCCGGACACCCATCCTATGACCTTTTCCGCATAGGTTTGCGGATCGTTAGACGTATAGGACTGGTATCCCTCACCGGCGTCAAACGGTTCGAGTCGATACAGGGCGTGGTCGTCCTGCATCCTCTGGCGCAGTGGTTCGGTGGCATCGTAATGCCCCTCCACCAGTGCGACGATATCTTCCGGCTTTCTTCGTGCCATCTACACC